CCGCCCGCAGGCGGTGATGTCCCCGGTATTCTGGGCGGCGGCGAGAACACGCCCGTTCCGGCCCGTCACCACGGCCCGGTTCACCATGTTTCCCATGGACGCCCGCCCGGAGACCTCCAACACCCGCTCCGGCTTCAGGGGAACGGCCCCGCCGCCCCCCTTCGTCACGGTCAGCGCCCCGTCCCGGACGGCGATCTCCCGCCCCTCCCCCACGGCTCTGCGCAGGATGGAGAACGCGGACTCCCCCGGCCCGGTGACGATGGTGCGGTAAAGGCCGTCATCCTCCACGGCCCCCAGCGGAACGCCCAGTTCCCCGGCGATCTTCCCGGCGATTTTCCGTCCCGTTCCGGCGTACACGCCGTACAGCTCGTTCCGGGTCAGATACACGCCCCGGTCATAGGCCGTCAGGGTCACGGCCTCCGGGTCCCGGTCAAGCTCATGGACGCTGCCGAGGAAGATCTCCTTCCCGCCGTCATCCAGCAGCCGCACCACGTCCCCCACCGCCACGGACAGCTTCAAAAAGTAGGTGTCCGCCGGGGCGATGAGCACCGTGGCGGTGAGACACGCCGCCGCCTCGTTCCGGGTCTTGCCCAGCCGTACCGATTCCAGCGCGGGCATGACCATCTGTTGTCCGATCAGCAGTTTCACAGCGTCAGCACCTTTCCGATTTGCAGTTTCCGGGGGTTCGTCACGCCGTTTTTGGCGGCGATGCTCCCCCACTTCGTCCCGTCACCGTAAAAGCGGCAGGCAATGTCCCAAAGGGTGTCCCCCTTTTTGACGGTGTAGGTCTGGGGCGTGACCCGCTCGTCCGTCCGCTTGCGGACAGGAGCGGAGCCGTTCCCGCCGCTCCCCCCGGCCAGAGCCGCCAGTGCCGACTTGAATTTATACTCCCGCAGTGTCACAGTCAGCCCCACGTCTCTGTCCCCCTCTGTCAGCGTCTCGGACACGTCCTCGATGAGGAACGCATCGTTGATGTCACTGCCGGAGATGATGAGCCGCACGGGGTCTCCGGAATCCTGCCAGCTTTTCAGCATGGCGAGGACGCTCTCCGGCTCCTTTCCGTCAAAAAAAGGCGAGTAGGCGCTGGGGAGGAACGTGGTCAGCCTGACCTCTCGCAGTCCCCGGCCGCCCCAGATATTCACAGTCCCGCCCATGGCAAGGCTCCGCACCCGGTTCTCATTGGGCCGGGTGACGGTGAGCCGGGCGGGATTGACTGTAAAGTAGATGCGCTCCTCACCGTTGTTGTGCCAAAGCAAAACGGTTCTGGTGTTCATAGAAACCCCCCTATCTCACAGCGGCGGCACGGCGCAGGCCCTCCAGCAGTCCCTCGGCGAACCGCTCCACCGATTCCGACTTCGTTTCGTGCACCGCTTCCCGGACTTCCGACCTGCTTTCGTGCAAGCCCTCCCGTCTCGCTGCCGCAGATTCCGACTTCTTTTCGTGCACCGTTTCTCCGGCTTCCGACTTCTTTTCGTGCAAGCCCTGCCGTCTCGCCGCCGCAGATTCCGACTTCATTTCGTGCACCGTTTCCCGGATTTCCGACTTGCTTTCGTGCACGCCCTCCCGTCTCTCTGTCGTCAAATCCGACTTCGTTTCGTGCAGCGCTTCTCCGGCTTCCAACTTCTTTTCGTGCAAATCCGACCCTCGCCCGGACACTTCCTCAGTGTTCCCGGACAGTTCCAAAGGTGCTGAAAACCGGTCATTTTCCTCGGACAACGCAAGATTTTGTGGTACAAAATCGGAAACACCACCCAAGATAGGGTCTGTCCGGTCTGAACCGTCCCCGCCGAAAAACTCATGTGAGACTTGTCCATCTTCTGCCGTACCGTCCGGTTTCCGCACGTCCTCAAGTCGGATTTCCGCCTTTTGAACCGCCTTTTCCCGCACGTCCTCATGTCGGACTTTTCCCGTAAGATCCCCGTTTTCCTGCACGTCAGCAAGTCGGAATTCCCCCGCAACCGGCGCGTTTGCCGCAAAACGAGGCTCATCGTTCCGCACGTCCTCAAGTCGGACTTCGGCCTTTTGACCTGCTTTTTTCCGCACGTCACCAAGTCGGACTTCGGCCTTTTGAACCGTGTTTTCCTGCACGCCGTCAAGTCGGATTTCCTTCTCGGACGGCGCTTCGGCCGCTAAATGCGCCCCATTTATCTGCACGTCACCAAGTCGGACTTCCGCGCTTTTTGTCGATGGGCCGTCTCCGTCCGCCGTCACGCCGCTGAGCGCCAGGACCGTCCGTGCGGCGGCCGCCGCCTCCTCGTCGGATACATAGGCCGTCACCTCGGCAGGGGTGAACAGCCGCCCCTCCCGGCGCAGCGTCTCCCCGGCAGTCTGCAAGTCCCGGCAGGCGGCGTAAAACAGCGCCCGCCCGCCGTCCCGCAGTCCGAGGGCGGCGCACTCTCTGGGCGGCAGGGCCTCCACCGTCACCGTCCCCAGCAGACCGCACGCCACCTCAGCGGTGCGGCCCCTGCGGGAGACACGCTCCCGCAGGACGTCCGCCAGCGCCATCAGTCAGCGGCCCGGATACTGTCCAGGCACACCAGATCGGAGGGCCGGAAGGTAAAGGGCAGCTTCTGCTGGTTCACTTCGCCCATCTTGTAGTTCATGAAGGGCAGTTCGGTAAACGCCACATTGTCGATGCTGTACCGCTCCTCGCCGCCGTCGGCGGCGTCCGGATCTTTCAGGGCGGTGGTGATGGTGCACCGCTTGTCAAGGCCCCGCTTGGCCTGTTCCAGCACCTCGTAGAACCGGGTATAGACCTGCTTGAGGGTCATGGTGCCCTCTCCGGCGTAGCCGGTGATCTTGGAATCCACGTCCATGCCGAACTGGACTTTCTCCCGCTGGACCTTGACGGTCAGCGTCAGCTGGGACAGTTCGGCGATGCGCGCGCCGTCCACCCAGACCTCGGCAAAGGAGCCGGACAGGGTGCGGTTTACCTGTAAATTACTCATACGTTCCTCCTCATTTCACGTTCTGTCCGATGGTTACATGGAGATGACCAGCGCCAGATCCTCCATGGCGTCGCAGAAGGTCAGCTTGGCCTCCAAAAACACCTGACTGCCGGTGTTGGCTTTCAGAATGTCGGTGTCCTTCATCTCGGAGGTGTCCGTCCCCCTGGATTCCAGATAGCTTCTCTGCCCGGACAGAGACACAAAGCACCGGTTGTCGGCGGTCTTGTCCAGCACATCCCCTTCCAGCCCCTTGAGATAGGCGTTGATGGCCGTCACCAGCAGCAACTTGTTGTCGTAATCGTTGAGCACCTTGCCCACATAGCCGCTCTCGAAGGCCTTGGCAATGTCCCCGCGGATCAGGTCGATGCCCTCCACGATCTTGATCTTCTGGAAAGGCGCGGCCTTGTCCGGGGTCAGCGTGGTCAGGGAGTTCACCGCGCGGCCCAGACGGTAGCCCTCACGGCCGGGGACGATGATGAGCTTGCCCGCGTCCACGTCCGCGTCCGGCTCGGCCAGTGCGTCGCAGCCCACCACCTCCGGCAGGTTGACGTAGGTAGCGGAGCGGGTCAGGGGCAGCGCCGCCA